ATTCTCGGTGAGATCGTCAAAGAAGTATCTGCAAATATCTCAGGAACAGATGTTGCTATGCCTACAATCAAAGATGTTCTTGGTGATCCACAACCAAAGACATATGTTCCGTTCCGCAACATGATTCTCAATTCTTTGGCATTCTCATTTGCAGAATCAAACAATGCGTCTCATGTCTTTACAGGATTGCAAGTGCATGATGAGTATGGTTACTGGGATACAACACAGAAGTTTGTTGATTGCATGAATTCTGTAGCATCGCAGAACAGAACACATAAGGTTGAACTGCTTGCGCCGTTCAGTCAACTATCAAAGTATGATGAGATTGAAATCTCAAAGGAACTAAAAAATGTTCGACTTGATTATACCCTCACTTGTTATGATCCTGACGTATCTGGTCGTTCTTGTGGCGTGTGTCCTAGTTGTTCTGAACGAATCCAAAATTTCATCAGAGCTAACGTCCGTGATCCTATTCCTTATATTCATGGTGTGGATTGGGATAGGTTTGTTCGCTAATGTGCAGCATCATAGGAAGTCACAACAAAGACATGCTTATAGCATTGATTGACCTCAATGCCTATCGTGGACAACACTCATGGTCAATCTCATACTATGATCTTCTTTGGAACTGCATGAAGTCGGTTTCTCGTGGCATGGGTGAGATCCCAAAGGATCTTATCAATATTGGAATCAATGAATATTGTATTGTCCATATGCAAGCACCTACAACATCCAATAAAGATATGAATACTGTCCATCCTGCACAGATTGGCAATGCATATCTCTGGCACAACGGAATCATCAAAGCAGATTGGGTAAACAAGAGAAAGGATGTGAGCACTTGGGATACACAGCTCATACTTAATCAGTATGTGACAACAAAAGATCTCAATGATATTGATGGAACATTTGCTTGTCTGTTATCTGATAATGACAAACTTTATTTGTTCCGCAATGAGATCTCGCCTCTTTTCTTCGATAAATACAACAATATATCTTCGACTAGATTCGAAGGTGCTTCACTCATCAAACCAAATGTTGTTTGGGAGTTTCTTTCAGATATAAGTGAGTTGAAAGAAACTAATATGAAGTTTAATACTGTAGAAAATCCTTACTATGGATTGGATTTGTAATGAATGATATAAGTGACTTTGATTTAAAAAAACTATACGATGACTATTTAGAATTTACTGGTCATCAAGCGATGCTATATCCTGCATCCGCAGTCGCCAGCACAATGCTCGCACAAGCGCTTTCTATATATCGAGCAATCATGTCTGAAGATGATTACTACGATCTTCTAGAAAAGATCGGCGAAGATAAGATCCCAACCCAAAACCTCGTTAAAACCTCAACACATACTTTACAATAATAAAGGACTTGATTATGGAAATTCAGATTGATATTGCTAAACTACAAAAGAAAAAATTGTTTGTTGCGACTCCCATGTATGGTGGACAGTGTAATGGCATGTATGCTCGGTCAATGTGTGACTTGACTGCACTATGCTTGAAGTATGGAATTGAGATGCGCTCATACTTCTTGTTCAATGAGTCATTGATCACTCGTGCTCGTAACTATTGTGTTGATGAGTTCTTGCGTTCTGGTTATACTCATCTATTGTTCATTGACTCAGACATCGGATTCAATCCTCAAGACGTTCTTGCAATGCTTGCACTGCAAGATGATGAGTCACCCTATGATATCATCGGCGGAGCATATCCAAAGAAGTGTATCACATGGGAAAAGATTGTTCAGGCAGTCAACAAAGGTGTTGCTGATGAAAATCCAAATGTGCTTGAAGAATTTGTTGGTGACTTCGTGTTCAATCCAGTCATGGGTGAAGGTGAAGGCAGCAAGTCAATTCGTCTTGATGAGCCAGCAGAAGTGCTCGAACTTGGCACAGGATTTATGTTGATCCGCCGCAACACCTTTGAGGAATATCTCAAGGCATATCCAAAGATCATGTATCGCCCAGATCATGTTCGCACAGATGCATTTGATGGATCTCGTAAGATTGGAATGTATTTCCAAGCAGATATTGATCCAGAATCAGAGCGTTATTTGTCAGAAGATTATTGGTTCTGTCAGTATGCTCGTAAGGCAGGCATGAAGATTTGGTTGTGCCCATGGATGCATCTGCAACATGCAGGATTCTATACCTTTGGTGGTAAGTTGGCAGCGCTCGCATCTATTGGTGCATCTGCAACTGCTGATCCTTCTAAGTTGGGTAAAAAGAACTAATTTTTTTGTGAAAAGGAATAATATATTATGAAATTAAGTGTAAATACTATTGATGTTCTGAAAAACTTTGCGACAATTAACCCGTCTATCTATATTCGTTCGGGTAACATTCTCACAACTTGTGCACCGGGAAAATCTATTTTTGCAAAGGCAACGGTTGCGGAGACTTTTCCGCAACCGTTTGGAATCTACGAACTGAATAAATTTTTGGGTGTATTTTCTCTATTCAATGACTATGAGTTGACCTTTACCACAAATCCTTCAAAGATTATCATTAAGTCAGATAATATTGAATTGAATTATTTTGGGACTGATCCTGCAATGATCATTTCTCCTCCTGAACAAGAATTACAGTTTCCTACTGCAGACGTTGAGTTTGATATTCAGCAAGAACAATTGCAGAAGATCATTCGGGCAGGTAGTGTTCTCCAATTGCCACACATTGTTGTTAAAGGACATGAAGGAAAAGTCTCTGTAACAGCAACTAATCTTACTGACACTAATGATTCTGTTGATGAATACAGCGTTGCTGTAGGTACTACAGATTTAACTTTCGAAATGGTTTTCAAATCTGAAAACATTATTAAGTTGATTTCTTCTGATTATAATGTTAAGTTATCAAGTAAAGGTATTTCAAAGTTCACTCCTGCTTCGAGTGTAATTGATGTCTATTACATTGCAACAGAGAAACAATCAAAGTTCGGGAGATAAAAAATGCGTGAGGAATTCTTATGGTCACAGAAATATCGACCGAAGACAGTAGCAGATACAATCTTGCCTGCTAATATAAAAGCAGCATTTCAAAGTTATGTTGATCAAAAAGATATTCCTAATCTCATTCTAGCAGGCAATGCGGGTATCGGAAAAACAACAGTCGCATGTGCCATGCTAGATGAGTTGAAAGCAGATTATATTGTTCTCAATGGTTCGCTAAATGCAGACATGGATACATTGAGAACAAACATCTCAAGGTTTGCTTCTACCGTATCTTTCTATGGGGGACGTAAATATGTTGTCTTTGATGAGGCAGATTATCTTGATTGGCGAGTGCAACCAGCACTTCGTAATTTCATGGAAGAATATTCGTCTAACTGCGGATTCATTCTTACATGTAATTTGAAGAACAAGATCATTGAACCTATTCATTCAAGATGTGTTCCTATTGAATTCAAGATAACAAAAGCAGAACAACCTCGACTTGCTTCACAATTCCTTAAGCGTATCATAAATATTCTTGACACAGAAGGAGTCAAGTATGATAAAACTGTTGTTGGCACTCTTGTTTCTAAGTATATGCCTGATTGGCGTCGGGCGCTTAATGAACTACAAAGATACTCCGTCAATGGAGAAATAGACACAGGCATCTTTGCTAATGTGACTACAGAAAACTTTGAGGCACTCGTTGCCACTCTTAAAAAGAAAGATTGGCAAGAAATGCGTAAGTGGATTATTGATAATCCTGATTACTCTATGGCAGAAATATTTGCCAAACTATATGATCAGGTCTATGATTATGTCAAACCTTCAAGTCGTGCAATGATGGTTATCATTATGGCTGACTATCAATACAAAGCAGCATTTGTTGCAAACCCAGAAATCAATCTAGCAGCAGCGTTGACTCAAATAATGATTGATATTGAGTTTGTCTGATGCATAAAAGTATCTGGGAAAAATCAACTCAATCTAAAACGTGTAAAGGGTGTGATGTAACAATCACACCTTATACGTATCATCTCCATGCAAAATTTACAATTGAGACAAATGATCCAAGCGTTCATAGATTGATTACTATGAGATTGTGTCAGAAATGTATCTCAGAATTTGAAACTTATTCTAAATCACCCGAGGAAATTGCTGATGAGTCCCTTTGATTTTATTAATGCTATCAATGCAACAAAGAACCGAGACATCATTAGGAGTTCAGAAACTCCATCACTGACAGCAAAGCAATATGATGCATGGTTGATTAACAGAGGATTTTCTTTAAATATAGATTGCATCTTGTTTGCAAATGAGATGAATATGCGCTATCAGATACCCAATCAAATGCAAAACGACTATTACATAAATAGTATTAGACCGGGAAAGCGTAATGCTAAGTGGCACAAGAAAGCAAAAGATTCTGCTGAGATGAAAGCAGTGATGGAGTATTTTAGTATAGGTCATATCAAAGCACAGGAATATCTTAACGTGCTTACAAAAGAACAAATCGACCTTATAAAAAGAAAAGTAATAAAAGGTGGAATAAGTAATGAGCTTCGATCTAAATCAACTGATAGAGGTGAGGTTATATAACTCAGAAGATTTCTTAAAAGTTAAAGAAACACTATCTAGAATCGGTATTGCATCTAAGAAAGACAATACCTTATACCAATCCTGCCATATTTTGCACAAGCAGGGAAAATATTATATCGTCCATTTCAAAGAATTATTTTTACTTGATGGTAAAGAAGCATCACTTTCTGATGGCGATCTTGGTAGACGTAATAGGATTGTAGCATTGCTAGATGAATGGGAACTAGTTGAGGTCATTGATTACAGCAGAGTAGAATCAAATATGATTCCTCTTAATCAAGTAAAGATCATACCATTCAAAGAAAAATCAAAATGGAATCTAGTCACTAAATACACAATCGGTAATAGAAACTAATAAAAAAGCGCCGTGAGGCGCTTTTTTTAATAACCCTGGCAGACTCTCTGTTCACCTAGATACTGTTGAGTGTATCTGTCAAAGACAGGCTCTACCCAGCATCTGCGATAGCGTGGTTGCTCAACATACACAGGAGGAGGAGCAGCGTATGAGGGTTGACTCAAACCATATAACACTCCGCCGAGAACCATCCCGCCGACTAAAGGTGCAACCCATCCGCCGCTTGAGCGCTGATGACCTCCGCCATTATAACCGCCGCCTTGATGGCGATGCTGTGCTTCTGCAGAACAAGCACCGAAAACAACAATCGCTGCAGCAAGACCAATAATTACTTTACGCATGACTTTTTGCCTTTACGTGAATAAGACCCTTTGCCCTTTTTAGCAAGGACAATGCGCTGGCGGTATTTTGCATCTGCTAACGCCTTAGCAGCAACTGAACGCTGTTTCATTTCCTTATCTCCGATCATATACTTAATATAAGATCTTTTAATAAAAGTGTCAACCAGTAAATTTAGACATCTTACCTTGATGTCCAACGTGGTAGGCATGGAAACGGACATGCGGATATTCTTTTTTTAATCCTAAGAAAGCATGCAGATTCTCATGAGAATCATCATACATCTTTACCTTAGTGTATGGATGATTTGCAAGATGCTGTCTGATGAAAGTAAGTTTCTTATGTGCTGGTGATCCTTCACCTGGCACATTACCTGCTCTATGCACATGAATCTTGTCTATGTGATGTATTCCGTGCGACTTCAAAGTATTCAAGAACTTTTCTTTATTATCAAAGTCAGATCTTGCAGTATTGATTACTGTTCTGTTCTTCGGATTCTTCCTATTCATTGCATGAGCAGCATTGATTGTTCTGATCATACTATGTATAGGACGAGATGTCTTATGAAAAACATCCGCAGATTTAAACTCGTGATAGTCATACTTATGACCAGGTGCGAGTTTATGCGTATTGTATTCAGAAGCAGAAAGTTTCTTTACAGTATTCCCATGCTGATCTTTCACATGAACTTTAGCAGTCGAATGGACTAGCGTATCGTCAATGTCAAAGACATGCAGGGTAGAAGTTTTTTCTTCTAGATACTGTCTGAATGGTAGCATATTGGTTCCTTTTTGTTATTTATCATGTTGATAACATAGCACAATTTTTTTAAGAAATCAACCGTTTTTTTCGCTTGACATTATTTTAAAAAGATCTTATATTCAATTATAGGATGAATTAAAGGAGATACAAATGGATAATGTCTCAGACGAAAAACTCCAGCAGATCGAAACTGAGTGGAGAATCTATCGGTCCAACAACTGGATTGCAAAACACAAAGCGACTGGCAAAGTCCTCAAAGCAGGAACTTATCACTCTTTGGTCGAGCATTGTCTTGCGTGGGAACGGATTACAAAACTTTTTTGCAATGGTCAAATTATTCTTTAAAATAATGGTTGACACTTTTATTAAATTATCTTATATTCAATTATAGGATGAATTAAAGGAGATACAAATGCAAAAGTTTACTTTTGTCATCGGGACCTACGAAAATGGTTCGCTTCTGTGCATTGAAACTTTCCGTGCTATCAACCCAGAAGCAGCAACGGACCTTGCTCGAACATGCTTCTTGATGCTCGATCCGAGCGAAGTTCATAAGTTTGACTTCAAGATTCTCCGCACAGATTACGCTTCTAACTAAGAGGAAATGACTATGAAGAAGATCAAGATTACTGCTGAGGACCTTCGTCCAGGTTCTATCGTTATTCTTTCGCAAAGCAAAAAATACGGCACTGAGTATGGTCGAGTAGGTCGTATCTATCGCAACAAGTTCAATGAAGGTCGTGGCAGATATA